GTCTTCGTACTTAACCCAACGTGCGCCGTTGAAGCGGAAAAGTCTATTAGGGAAGTAATCAAGTCTCAATGCAAAATCCCCTTCTTGCGCACCTGGTGGAAACGATATACCTGGTGTAACTGGCAAACCATTTGGAGCAATACCGTCACCAGTTAGGTAACCAAGTGTGTAACCGTTTGCTCTTGGTGTTTGTGGCTGGCCGTCAACATCAACATTTGTGCTATCAACTGTGATGCCAGTGTTATCCACTGTGTAACTGTTTGGATCGGCAGGTGTACCATCTTCATTTGTTGGTACAATGTAAAACTTAACAGTGTCGTAACCACTGAGCGGAACTTCGTATTCTGCTTGTGTAAGAATAGCATCATTGATTTCGCGATCCTTGACCACTGTGCCAAATGTTTCAAGCTCGCTTTTAGGAGCAAACTCTTGCCACTTAGTAGTATCTGTAATTTCAACACCCGGATCAACATCAGTGATAGATTTATAATAGCTGTTGTTGTATAACACAATGCTACCGCTTGGGTAATAGTTACCGTTGTCCCAAATATTGTCTTGTTCAAAAGGCTTTTTGAGAATATCGTGGTATTCTTGTGCGCCTACAAGTGGTGTTGCTTTTACACGCCACAAGTGAGGCAGCCAAGTTTGGCTAAACCCTTCGCTGGCAAATGCAGCATCTTGAATTACATAATACTTGGGTATTGCTTTTGCAATGCCGCTGTCGAGAGGATGAAAATCTTTGAGGTTTGGTAACTCAAGTACGTCTCCGTTCATCAGTTTGCGACCAAGTGTGTCAATCATAAAGTTGTAGTGGAATGTGATAAACAGTGTGTCGTTGTTTAGGAACAATCCAAATTGACTTAGATCAAAATCAATGTCCTGTGAGTTGTACACACCACGCATTTGATAAACATCGTCATCATATTTGCGATCTCTGTTTTCCAGCAAAAACAAATCTTCAATAAACAGTGGAGATTCTGTGCTGTAAGCAGGTTGTGTTGCGTCTTGAGTACCGCCACTTACACTTGAACTGTCGTCACCGTGTGGTTGCGGTCCAAGATATTTGTGAACAAACATATCAACACCGCCAACCTGATACATTTCCATAACAGTGCGGTCAATAAATTTGTAGTCGTTTTGACGATTTGGGCGATATAAACTCAAGCGTGGCATACAGTATTCCTCTGTATGTATTTATCGCTTATGCTGATACCTTCTTGGGTTCTACTTTGGTGATTGTGTGCATCTTTTTAACAATAGCAGCCACTTCACTGAGTGTTAAGTAACCGTTAACAGTGTCGCCTTTCCTGGTAATACCCGGAAGCTCAACTTGCATTTTGTCTTGAAACACAGCAATTTCGTACAGGCCTTTTGTGCCGCCATAGCTGCCGCTGTGTTGCACAATACTCAACTCGTACTTGTCAAAGTCTAGTACCAATTGTACTCCATCAAGAAATGGCTCAAAACTGAGTCCTAACATGGTTTCATGTTCCATGGATTCTATCCTCTCCGAGCATGTTGTTCAATTTACGCAATAAGGTCATTGCAGTGCGTGTCCAAAAATTATGAGCCCAAGTTCCTTCAACACATTGTTCTGCAACACCAAAACAACGTTCGATACGCTTTTCATACAGTTCAATTGTTTTACTATCTACCATTGAGCAAAGTCCTCATAAGTTCAAAAAGACACAATACAAATCCAAAAACTCCAACTATTGTGCCTGCTCCTAAAAAGCTCTGAGTGGGATCATATCCAAACACAAACAGTCCAACAGATCCAACAAAAAACAACCAACATGTTACTATTGTTACCATCATGAGCATTGTGCCTCCTGTTGCATTGCTATCATGTTACCGGCGGCTTCAATCTCCGCCTCAAGTTCTTCGTCAGTGAACACACTTAAACGAAGGTTGCGAGCATAGCTCTTGCTGTATGCATCGCACAGCATGTAGTATGCTGTTTCTTCAAGTTCAATGCGCTTGTACTCTTTGAGAGTACCTGTAGGCACACGAGATTCCCAATATGCTAGTTCAGTTGCCGCAGGCATCATGCCCATAAAGCAACCTTCCTGCTTGCTGAATTCTTCAGCCTCGGCACGTTGAGCGTTAATCAAATCTACCAAACCTTGATCCAACTTGTACATTTGCTACTCCTGTTTTCTAACTGTACATACAGTATAGCATATATAATCAAAAGGTCAACCTTTTTATTGTGTTTGAGCAAGAAATCTCCGGTTGACGTACACTGTAGATATGCTATAATGGTATATAAGTTAGAAATTTAGGAGCATCAAATGGCACTAACAGCACTTCGTGGTAAAAAAATAGCCCGTAAAAAAGCACCAGCAGCAAGACGTCAGCGCGGTAAAACAGCAGATCCAAGTTGGACTGATGCATTAAAGATGAGCGGCGAAGCATATCACAAGTATAAGCGTAAACAAATTGATTTTTATTACGACGATAAAAAGCCAATTGATGTGTTCCCAGATCTCCTTGCTTGGATGAAAGACAACAACTATAGCAAAGGCGATATTGCACTAATTAAAAAGCACGGACATTCAGGAATGATCTATGCTGGCATTTATGCACGTTGTTTGCGCAATGGTATGCCAGATGTACACCCTGAACACAATACATACTGGCAAACATTAGCAGGAACCAGTGGTGACGTGCAACCTACTAGCGACTTTATCCGCCGTAAAATTGCTGAAGCCATTGCTAAAACTGAACCAGATGTTGAACTGGTAGTTGACAACGACAAGCCAGAAGTAGTACGCAGAACCATTCAAGAAAACATGCGTGACAAAACAATGTTGATCGGCGGCATGTGTGACGAAGTCATGGACGAGTTTGTTAACAGTGGATATAAAGACCCAGACAAGTTTTCTATTATGAATACATTACGCAATGAAGGCTGTCCTCCGCAAACAGTTGACATGATTGCAACACCGTATAAAAATCAGCTTAGTGAAATTTCAGAATTAATGAATTTGCCCACTCCGGCAGCAATCAAAAAACTTTCTGAACACGAACAAGACATGATTGAACAACTTAAAGAAGGTTATGCACACCTTGGTAAACTGCAAATCCGTGCGTTACACAAGTTCTTAGAACGTGCAGTTGCAGATTGTGCTAGTTATGTGCAAGTCAGAAAAGTTGAACGTAAGCCACGTGCAGTTAAACAAAAAACACCTGCACAGTTGGTTCGCAAGTTCAAGCATCTCAAAGAGTTTCCGGATCTTAAACTCACTGGAGTCAGTGTAGAGAAACTGGTTAATGGAACTGAAGCCTGGCTTTACAATACCAAAACACGCAAGTTGATTTATTTGATTGCTGATGAAATGATCAAAGACTACACAGTAAAAAGCAACAGTGTGGTTGGGTTTGATCCTAATAAGAGTGTGATGAAAACACTGCGCAAGCCAGCAGAGCAACTGAAAGCACTAATGTCAGGTGGAAAACCCGCTAATAGAAAGTTCTTTCAAGACATCAAAGCCACTGAAGTCAAGTACAACGGACGTGGAAATGAACACGTGGTATTGCTCAAGGCTTGGTAATCTTGCTAAATACTGTATAAGGACAGTATAATGGCAACAGTAACACTCGATCAAACCCTCGAAACTCTCAAACAAGATGCTATCGACTATGTAAAACTACAACTTGGCGATGGCATTATTGACTTGGAGTTAGATGCCGAACACTATGAAGCAGCATACCAAAGGGCGTTAGGCACATATCGTCAGCGAGCAGAGCATGCGTTTGAAGAAAGCTACAACTTTTTAAAATTGCAAGACGGTGTTAATGTTTACACACTGCCCAGTGAAATTCAAACAGTTAGACAGGTATTTAGACGCACAATTGGTTGGGACAATGGCGGAGAAGGCAGTGCCTTTGAACCATTCAGTGCAGCCGCGCTTAACACATACTTGTTAAATGGCAACCAAATGGGTGGCCTTGCAACATATGATTTTTATTCACAGTATGTTGAACTAACTGCCAGAATGTTTGGCGGCTTCCTCAACTACAGTTATAACAGTGCGAGCAAGCAGCTTACACTGATGCGTGATATCAAAGGTTCGGGCGAAGTCATCCTGCTTTGGTGTTACAATCTTCGTCCAGAAGCACAGTTGCTAACTGATTTTTCAACATCACAATGGATGAAAGATTACATGATTGGTAACTGCAAATTGATGATTGGCGAAGCTCGTGAAAAATTTGCCACTATTGCTGGACCACAAGGCGGTACTGCTCTTAATGGTGCACAAATGAAAGCAGAAGGTGCTGCGATTATGGATGCAAAAATTGAAGAGCTTAAAAACTACGTTGATGGTAGTCAGCCACTTACTTGGGTTATTGGCTAATGCGAGCAGAAGAGTTTATTACCGAACACGAAATGGTGTTTAGTAGAGCAGGCAACAAACTAAAAACAAAATGGCGTTGCACCACTGGTGCAAGAAGCGGTCGTGTTGTTGGAAATGCCAAAGACTGTGACAAGCCAATTGACCAAAAGAAGCGAGCTCAAATGAAAGTGACTCGCAAAACCAAAGCCAAGCAAGCAGCTCGTAAAGCCAAGAAGACCAAAAGAGTAAATCCAGCAAGCAAACTGTTGAGCATGCTTAACAAGATGCGCAAAGCATCAGTTACCAGTGGCGGCAAAGTCAAGAAAGCCTACAAGCAGCCAAAGAGCAGTCTCAAAGGCACAGTCAAGCCAAGAAAAACAGTAAAAACCAGAAAATAGGTTGACAACAATTGCTATTCTGTTAAACTAAAAACATGACAGATATAATGATTGATTTAGAAACTGTGAGTACAACACCTAACGCTTGTATCCTCACTATCGCCGCCCAGACATTTAATCCAATTGGCTCTGGGTATCTTCCTCAAGACTACTACGCAAGAGTTGATATTGACAGTCAACCCAACCGTGACGTTGATGATGCCACGGTTGAGTGGTGGGCAACACAACCACAGGAAGCACAAGACGAAGCATTCGGTGATGAAGGCCGTATTCCACTTAAACAAGCACTAGAAGAACTAAGCAAACTGTGTTTTCACTGCAATCTTATTTGGGCTAACGGTACAACGTTTGATATGGTTATACTCGAAAACGCATACAAGCAAGAA